CCGGGAGCAAAATTCTGGGATGGATATAGTAATGGCGTGAATGTTGTTGTCTGTGATGATTTCGGAGCAATGAAGGACTCTGAAAATGCTCCAAATGAAGAATTCCTGGAAGCAATTCATATGTCGAATACCGCTTTTTGGCAATTGAATATGGCTGAATTGAGCGATAAACGCTCAACTTTCTTCCAAGCGAAATCTGTAATTTGGACTAGTAATCGATCTCATTTTGCTGTAGAATCCCTTACTAATAGTGAAGCAGTGCTCCGACGAGTTGATCTCAAAATTAGACAAAAACCTCATCCAGAATTTTCAAAGAAGGATAAACAACGAGGCATCACAGTTGATGTCCTTGATCAAGATAAAGTTGATAAGGCTATTCAAGCTCGTGGAAGATCAGCTATGCTTGGTTGCGTGTTATTTGATGTGATTGATAAAACTGATCCTAACGATGCTGTTTTGCCTGGATGCTCCAATTTAACATTTTGGCAAATAGCTGAGAAGGTTGTAAATAAAACTATTTCAAATATGAAATATTTTGATAATTTCAATTCCGCTTTGAATGATCATATGCAAGATGCTATTGAGAGATGCGCCGGTGGTACGTGGAGTATGCCGGAAGGAGGAGAGAATAAATTCACTCTTCAATCTGGATGCACTGAGGCACCACTTTATTGTCTTGACATTAGTAAATTGCGTGATCACCGATCTTATATGGACATCTGGAATGGATTGTATCACTTTAATCCAATGGATTTTATTGAAGATTATGATATTAAGGACCCAAGGAAAATAATGAGAGCAGATAAGGATTATATTCAGCGTGATGTTCGCAATTTAGAAACAAATTATCAGATGTTTCAACCTGCAAAAGCCATTACAATAACAGATAATGAACAAATTTTTTGCCGAAATGTTACTAAATCAGCTTGCTTTAAATTGCCCCTGAGAGACTGTTTACCGTTTATCAGATGTTGGACGAGAGCTAGGAGATCATTAGATCTTCTGACTCCCGCCGAACAAACCGATGAAATGTTTGTAAATTATTTCATTCAATCTCAAAGAATTTTAAGAGGAGCTGTAAAAGTAGTTTCTAATAATCAGATGTGTTCAATTGATTATGATGGAGAAAATAAGTTCTCTCAAGTTAGTCGTGATGTTGTTAAGAAAGTTGAAAAACTTAATGCTGAAGTTGAAGCACGATTTGCTATATCACCTACTATGTTTTATACACTTGTAGGAGTATCTACTTTAATTCTTGGTTTCGCAGGACATCGCATTTATAAACGTATTGTAAAGTGGTGGAATAAACCCACTGCTGATTTAGCTATGGCTAGAGTTCGATCTGAAAGTGCTTATGATGCTAAAATGCAAGAAAAAGCAAAAACTTCAACCATGAAAATGGAAGGATATTCTGCTGATCAAACTAAAGCAAAAGAAGTAACTACTCTTCGAATGGAAGGATATTCTACTGATCAGACTAAAGCAAAAGAAACAGCTCGTTTACAAATGGAAGCTTATGCTAGTGATACAACTAAAGCATTGCCAACAATGAAAATTGAAGGTTTCCTTTCAGATACTTCACCACCCGGGCACACTAATCATTATGGTCAAACATATGATGAATTGTCAATATGGAATAAGATTCTTTGGAAACTTGGTCATGCTGATATTCAACCCGCTCAGAATGTTATGAAAACTATAGCCGGAAAATTTCAAGTTCAGGCTGTATTTGATAAGAATGCGGCTGAAGTAGTTGATGTTGTGTTCAAAAATATGTATAAATTGGAATATTTTAAAGATGGAGAATGGACTCATGCTCTTAATTTAACTATTATTAAAGGACGTCTGGCTATTGTCAATAGACACTTATTGATGTTTAAAGATGAAGCTAAATGGAGAATACGTAATTCTTATTTCGAGGGTATTGAGTTTAATCTCCAAAAGTGTAATTATGCATTTATAGATGATTCATCAAGTCCTTTCTACAGACGAGATGTTATGATTCTAGAATTACCACGTGAGATTCATCAACATAGAGATATCACCTCTAAATTTATGACCGGTGACGATTTTTCGAAATTTCACAGTCTCGATCAGATTTCAGCTATCGGTTATGTGCCTTGTAACGACAAAGTCATTGCTCGCCAATACTTCGGAAACGATGTTGTGGCTTTAGATCAAGACTTTGAAGCAGATGATGGCAAGAAAGTTATATTGCAGGTGCGTAAAGTATTTAAATATAACATTCAAACTACACCAGGAGACTGTGGTGCGGTTCTCGTTGCATTTGACAAAAATTTTAATAATAAGATTTTTGGTATACACAGCGGTGGAACTGTAGCACCTCGATACACCGGGTTTGGTACACCGGTGACACAGGGTTTTCTCTCTGCACTTATTACTAAGTTGCAATTAGATTACCCTGAGTCACTGATGTCTCCAGATTTACCTTGTATTGAGGATAACAATTTTGTTGTCGAACAAACATCCGATAATGAAGTTGTGTGGACTCGTGAAAAACCATTTGAAGGGAATTTCTATCATTTTGGTAAAGCACCTGAACGTATTCATGTAAATGTTAAATCTCGTATTTCTCCTTCTCCTGTTTATGGAGTAATTCAAGAACCTACTATGGCACCAGCTAGATTAGGAACTTTTGTTAATTCGGAAGGAGAGAAGATTGATCCAATGGTCAATGCTCGCGCCAAAGCAAGTCCTATTTCAAAACCACTTGATGAAGATATTCTTAAAACTTGTATGAAAGATTATTCTCAGTTACTAGCTGCTCACAAGGGAGCGAGTGACAAGAGAGTACTTACGTATGAGGAGGGAATTTCTGGCGTTGAGGGGGATGCTTGTTATCCTCCGATGAAACGTTCAACATCACCTGGCTACGGATGGGATAAGCGAGGCAAAGGTAAGACTCAATGGTTGGGTGAAACCGATTATATATATGATAATCCTGAATTGAAAGCTAAATGTAACCAAATCATGGAGAAGTGTATAAAAGGAGAACGCCCTTCTATCGTATGGACCGATACTCTCAAAGACGAACGAAGAACTCTGGATAAAGTTGAAAAAGGAAAGACGCGATTATTTTCATGTGGAGAAATGGCATTTACTTTAGTTTTTAGGCAATATTTTGGAGGCTTTATAGCATTTATTATGAGAAATAAAATCTCCGTTGAAAGTTGTGTTGGAACAAATGTTTACTCTCGTGACTGGACCCAAATTGTGGATTATCTTAAGGTAGTAGGACCCCATATATTAGCTGGTGATTTTGCCAACTATGATGGAACTTTACATCCATCTATTTTATGGGGAATGTGTGATTTAATCAATCATTGGTATGGATCTGAAAATATTGAAGATTCAGTTATTCGAACAGCTCTCTGGAGTGAAGTGGTAAATTCAATTCACATTACAGGAAATACATTTTATATGTGGAATCATTCGCAACCTTCTGGTTGTCCTATGACTGTGATTTTGAATTGTTTATATCACTCTATTTCAGCTAGATACGTTTATATCGTAACTGCTCTAAAATATAATCCAAAAGAAAGCTCTTTGAGTAACTTCCGAAAGAATGTAAGACATTTAAATTATGGTGATGATGATCTTTGGAGTATTTCTCCTCGGATTATTGATTGGTTTAATCAAGTAACAATTACTGAAGCGTATACTACGTTAGGTATGACTTATACTGATGAGGCCAAAACCGGAGATATTGTACCTTATAGAAAACTTGAGGAAGTGAATTTCTTAAAGAGAACTTTTCGTTGGGATGATGATCAAGCTCGGTATAGAGCACCCTTAGCCCTAGAAACTATTCGAGAGATGGCTATGTGGAATCATGGAACAGTAGATCAATATGAACTAACAGCTAGTATTTTACAAGATGCGGTTCATGAATTAGCTCAACATGATGAAAAAGTGTTTAATACTGAACTACCTGCTTTTGAGAAGGCAGCCCAGATAGTGCGAGAAAGATTTCCCGTATATTTTGATACATATCAACAGTATCAATTCAATGAGGTTATGAACCTCGAATAAAACGTTGTGATCGGGGTACTTGAACAATGGACATGGTTTGAGTACAGCAAATCCTGCTGACGTGGTGTGTATTCTCACTTTTGTGAGCACTTACATACCGATGGGAGAGTTATTTAACTCTAGTGGTAAATGTTTGCCCATCTAAAATATATAGGATATTTACCTGTCCCTTCTTGTGTAGAGAATGAGTAAACTCTACAAATAAGAAGTAAATTCAACTTACTTGCTGATAATAATAATCAAAGTATGCCACAAAGCAGTGGTACTGAGCAGAATCAATCTCCAGATTCGCTCTTTCATAATGTGGAGAATACGGAAACTAGAACCGAAACTGTAATTTTTCAAGAAGATGGAGAGGTGGCAACACAATCTACTTCAACAAAGATTATGGATTCAACTTTCTTTGCCGGAGCTTCTGATGGTTTAGAGAACTCAGTTAAAGGATTTTTAAGTAGACCTGTTTTAATTAAAAATTTTGAATGGTTATCTTCTCAGGATGTTATGGCTGATGTTACTCCAGGTAATACATTTCCGAATGATTGGCTTGCTAGACCTATGATTAGATCCAAAATTGATGGCTTTAGATACTTTCGAGGGACTTTAGTTTTAAGAGTTCAAGTTAATGCTCAACCATTTAATGCTGGAAGATTACTTGTATGGTTTAATCCTTATGGCTTTCAGGAAATTAATAGTCCATCTAGCATAAATTACTTAGGTGGCATAACTGGATATAGGCATGTTGATTTAGATATAGGTGAAACCACTTCCGCAGAATTGCGAGTCCCATTTATGTGCCCTTTGACACATATTGATTTACTTAATAATGCAGGAAATATGGGATCCTTAAGATACACAGTTTATTCAAAATTGAGAGGATCAACATCCATTGAAGGAGCTATTTGGGCTCATTTTGAGGATATTGACATTCAGATGCCTACAGGACATCCTTTAGCTGCTTTCACTGTTCAGGGTAACCAAAAACAAGTGGACGCTGAAAAACCAATTGGTGATTTTGAAAATCTTTTCAAGGCTCAATCCAGAGTGGCGAAGAGATTAGGAGATGTACCAGTAATTGGTTCTTTTGCAAAAGGTGCTGGTTGGGTAACTGATCAGTTGGCTGGGCTTGCAGGAATGTTTGGATGGTCTAAACCTACAAATGATGATATTCCAACCCAAGTAGATCCTAAATATTTGAAAACTTATGCAAATTTCAATGGTAAAACACAGGGTAAACCATTGGGCTTCGATGCTAGAAATAGTACTCAATTGCCTAATGGAATATCTGGTACAGATGCTGATGAAATGTGCTTAGCTCATATTTTACAACAACCTATATTTACTACTTCATTCTTATTTTCGGTAGGACAAGCTCCGGGAACAGTATTGCTAAAATGGCCCGTTCATCCAGGAAGTTGTGTTAAAAATACAGTAGCAGGAGTGACTACTTGGAATAATACTTATCTCTCTTACCTATCTCAATTATTTGAGTGGTGGAGAGGGGGTTTGTGTTATTCTTTTAAAGTAGTTAAGACACCATTCCATTCCGGACGAATACGTATAGTCTTCGTTCCTGGAGCGGATTTGGATACTGATTTAACTACAATAGATCAAGATAAATGTTATACGAAAATTGTGGATCTTCGCGATGCAAATTCATTCGAATTTAAGATTCCTTTTGTTTCAAACGCAATTTGGATGCCGATTCGACATGATATCAATACTGCCAATCCGTCCGGGGTGCTTGCTGATACACCCACTGGTTTATTCTATGTGGAGGTATTAAATACACTTCGTGCTGGAGGACAAGCAGCTAATGATATAGAGATTCTTTTAGAAACGTTTGCTGATAAAGATTTCCAATTCGCATTTTTAACTCGAAAAGTAGATTTAGATGTTGTAATTCCTAGAGATGATAATAAATACACGGTGCAAATAGGAGTAGGTCAGACAAATCGTTCACCTGAGGATTTATTCCCTAGCAAGAATTTGTCTGAATTCGATCCAAACATGGTCTCAATGGGTGAAGCAATTACATCACTTCGTCAAGTATTAAAAAGATATACTCGAATTCAAGCAGATCCAATGCCCGCACCCGTTTCACCAAATGTTTCCAATGCTATATTTCCATATGCTATTGAACAAAGTGCTCCATCTGTTAAAGATTTATTTTCATATGTGGCTCAACTATATAGAATTCAATCTGGAGGGATGAAACTTCTTTTAGCTGTTGAAAAAGGATTGGATTCAGTCGTAATACCATATAGTCTTCAACCATATGAGGAAATTACTTTAACAACTAATGTATTTAACCCAGTACCTGATCCAGTTGATACGAATCATGGTCAGCCCGGTGGAATTTTCTTCACTGGTCTTGAGAACACATTGGAAGTGGATATTCCATTTTATCAACCTTATCCATTTATACCGACTGCCGTTGGAAATATGAAGGCTTCAACTGATATAGCTGGGATTGGGCCGAAATTAGTACCTTTCAATCTTGGACCTATTTTTACAATTTCGAATACAGTACCTGTATCCCTGCATCGGATTATAGGAGAAGATTTTTCATTTAGTTATCTAATTGGACCACCTCAAACTTCATATACACCTCCTCCTCCGCCACCTAAGAAAACTCCGGCATTAATCTGTGAAGAAAGTATGCTTGAAAAGGAGTCTCACGAAAATTTTACCTGTCAATCTAAGGAATC